AATGTAAATTGGGCAAGCATGCATCGAAAGGAAAAGGAGGGTTGATAAATATGGAGAAGGTATTTATTAGTTATGACTATGACAACGATCGAAATTATAAAAATTTATTACATGCTTGGTCTGAAAACGATGCTGACCACTTTAATTCTATTTCCTTCGAAGATGGTTCAACAGATGTATCCGTCAACTCAGACAATCCAATCGCTATTAAAAGAGCAATATCTAGGAGGCTAGGGACCTGCGATAAAATTATAGTTTTAATCGGTGAAGAAACATACAAAAGCAGTTGGTGCACATGGGAAATTGATAAAGCTGCCGAGTTAGAGTTGAAGTTTGTTGCAGTAAAAATAAAAAACTCAAACACAAGTCCATCTAACTTATTAGGGAAAGGAGCCTCATGGGCGAAAAGTTTCACCAAACCTTCAATTGAGAAGGCAATCAATGAAGCTTAGTCTGCTTTTTCATAAGTTTTTTCAAAAATATCAGGCTTTACAGGGTATCTTTCACCGTTAACACCTTTAACAATCCAATCGCCCGGGGCTGCGGTCATTGTTCCTTCTAGGGTTTCTATTTTTTGCTCTTCATCTACACGATACGCCTCAACAACAACAGGTTTTTTCCTGTATAGGTGTGGGGTTTTATTTGTTTTTCTACTCACTATTAACCCTCCCCTTAGTTGATACTTTTATTATACCACTTATACACAACATAAAACCCTATTGAAGCTCTGACCGATCGGGCTTTTCTTTTTACCCATAAACAGAACGTATATTCCCATTAAGGCGGTGATGGTGTGCGGTACACGCATTTAGAAGATTATATCAATGAATTGTACAAGTATTTATCAATCGAAAAACCACACCAACTAAGAATCGACATCATCGCGGAAAATCTAGGGCTGTCCATTCACTATGGAACAACTACATTTCGTTACTACGACTCTATCATTTTGAAAAGGACAAACAGGCGAAGGGAATGGCAATCTTTCGGGCATGAAGTAGGTCACTATCTTAGACATTATGGCAATCAGTTAAGACTACATCCGCTATTCACTGACTTGCAGGAACATCAAGCGAACCACTTCGCTTATCATTTCTGTGTTCCAACCTTTATGTTGAAAGAGATTAAGGGGGTGACTGCTCATGACATAGTTCGGTTTTTTAACGTTGAGTTTGATTTTGCATTAAGAAGGCTTGAGATGTACGAAAGTAAAGTTATTGAAAAAGTAGCTGAAAACACTAGATCATGCAAGTAAGAGTTTGAGGTGATAATTATGGCTAGCTATCAAAAGCGGGGTAAGAACTCTTTTTTATTAGTTGTTGAACTCGGTTATGACGCTGCTGGAAAAAGAAACAAACGGACAAAGACAATAAAGATTGATGATGAAAAACTTTTGCGAACCAAAAAGAAACTTGATGATCATCTGAAAAAAGAGTTATATAAGTTTCAGATGGAAGTCGAGTCAGGAGAGTACATCAAACCTGAAAGGATGTCTTTAAGAGAGTTTGTGCGACATTGGGAGAAAAACTATGCGGAAGAGAACCTATCACCCGGAACACTCGAATCGTATAACAGTCATTTAGATGTCCATATCTTACCTGTGTTCGGTGACATGAGATTAGAACAGATCAGACCGAAGCACATCCTTGATTTTTTATCCGACTTACGAAAAGAAAAGAAATTGTCCGGTTCAACTGTTCAATATTCTTACAGAGTATTGCGGAATGTTTTTGAAAGAGCGCGAGAATGGGAATTTGTCACAGAAAATGTGATAGCAAAAGTACAAAGACCAAGGGCTGAAAAACGAAAAGCAAAAGACAACGTGTATGATGAACAGGAAGTTGAGGGTATTTTCAAAGCGATGGAATCAGAGCCCCTACACTGGCAAGTGTTTATCTCTCTTGCTTTATCGTGTGGTTTTAGACGTGGCGAAAACCTTGCTTTAGAAACAGACAAAATAAATTGGGGAAAGAATCAAATCAAGATTGATCAAGCTATTGTGCGCGGGGAAAAAGGACGTGCTGTTTTGAAGGACCCGAAATCATATACATCAACCAGGATTGTCACAGTACCGGAATCAATCATGCTCCTTTTGAAACAACTGCACATGAAAAACATGAAATTAAGATCGGACGCTGGGGACTATTGGAAAGAAGAGAAACACAATTGGTTATTTTGCAATGATGACGGAACGCACTTTTACCCTACTACCCCAACTACCTGGTGGAGAAGATTTACCGAACGAAAAAAAATCAGATACATCCGTCTTCATGATTTAAGACATACATCAGCCACCTTCCTTATTAACCAAGGTGTCCATGCGAAAGTTATTTCCGAAAGGCTTGGTCATGCGGATATACGAATCACAATGGACACGTATGGTCGCGTATTAGAAGCAGCTGATCAAGAAGCTGCAAACAAGTTAAACGACATCTTCACTAAGAAGGAAATCAGGAATTCGTAAAATCGGTCAACAATCGGTCAACAATAGCTCATTTGCTTTCACACTAGTGACATTTACTAATTATTTAATAAAAGAAAAAACCCCTATATAACAAGGGGTTTAGCATTCATATGTATGGTGACCCGTACTGGGCTCGAACCAGTGACCTCCACCCTGTCAAAGTAATTAACTTGATAGGATTGGATAGGATTAATTTTTGTAAATACTGATGTATCAAGGTTTTTTAAAATGTTAGTATGATTAGTTAGGATATTATAGAATGATTGTTGACGGCGTTAGTCAACAAGTGGTCAACATCCATATAAAAAGATTTTAAAAAGAGTAGGGATGATGTCCCTACTCTCATTTTTTATTCTTACTTTTCAACTTCTCCAACAAAGACTGAGCCTTTTCTTTACGACTAATTGTTTCTTCTCTTTTTATCATTGCCTCTTTAACAGTTCCATCTACATTAAATGAAACTTCTATAATGTCGCCTTCTTTAACGTCGTTCGGTAATTGATCTTTCGGTACGTCCTTTTGCACCGACTCATCAGAAGAAAGAAGGAGAACAGCAAATTCTCCTTCAAATCTGTCTACTGTGTACTTTTTCAAACAATCACTCCTATACAGTGATTTCATCCCTCATGTCAGAAAAGCGTCCTTCTGCGATACCGCTCACTTGCATGATCTCCTCAATGCTATCAAAGCCACCATGTGTGTTACGGTATTCGATGATACGTTCTGCAATAACAGGACCAACGCCCGTTATCTCCTGCAGCTCCTCATAATTCGCTGTATTAATATTGATTAATCCCGGGCTTGGCTCCGGTTGTGGTTCAGGAGTAGGCTCTGGTTCTGGTTCAGGCGTTACATCAATGTCCCATGGGGATGTATAAAACGATACGTTACCCGCATGGAAATTAGCCACGATATTTCCTTGTTCTGCAGTGGAATAGATGTCCGCTCCTCTATTCTGTAAACGATCAATCACTTCATCATGCGGATGGCCGTATTGGTTACCTTCTCCATATGAAAATACTGCATGGTCCGGCTGTACAGCGTCGAGGAAAAAGTCATTAGAGCTTGTATTTGAGCTGTGATGACCGACTTTTAACACGTCCGCTTCTACATTGAAGTTGTTGACAATACGTCGCTCTGCTGCTTCTTCCGCGTCACCAGTTAAGAGCAGGCTAGTGTCCTGATACTCTATATGAAGAGATACGGAAGCATTATTCAAACTGTCGCCTTCTTGCCCGCTATTAACTACAGCAATGTCTACTCCGCTACCTAAGTCAACCTTATCTCCGGGCTCAGCAACAGTAAATGGAATGTCGTTGTCATCAATGTATTCCAAATATTCTATGTATGTCTGAGATGTATGAGGAATACCGCTATCAATGACTTCTCCAATTTCAAAATTCTGCATAACTTCTACCATTCCACCGATATGATCCGCGTGTGCGTGTGTCGCAACTAGCTTATCAATTGTGTCAATTCCGGCTTCTTTTAAATACGCCACAACCTTTTCTCCTGCTGAGCGAGTACCCGCGTCTACAAGCATTACACCGCCTTGATTGTTGACGATAAGTGTAGCGTCACCTTGTCCTACATCTAAAAAGTGAGCTTCCATGCTTACTGTAGGATATGCAGTTTCATCATCACCGTTGTCTTCTTCATCATCAGATACGCGAAATGAGTCGTCGAGAACACGGGCCAAAAATACAGAAAACTGAGCGCGTGTTGTGTCATTGTTTGGTCTAAATGTATTATCTTCACTATATCCTGTAGTTATATTAGCTTCTGCAATATTCGCAATGTCTTGATAAAATGTAGAATCTTGACTTACATCAGAAAAGCTAACATTTCCTTCTTCAAAATCAAATGAACGGTTTAAGACAGCAGCCATTTGACCGCGTGTTAGCGTGTCATTCGGCATAAACCGCCCGTCTCGTCCTGTTATAATTCCCTCGTCCTGGACAGTAGCAACTACATCATACGCATGATAGTCGTCGCTAATATCTGCGAAGTCTGCTGCAGGGCGATTATCGGCTTCTAAGTCCAATGCACGCACAAGCATGATTGCTGCTTGACTTCGAGTTACAGGCGCATTCGGATTAAACGTCCCGTCATCATAACCGCCTATAATCCCCTCGTCTGCTAAATACTCAATTTCATCCTTTGCCCAAAAATCATCATTTACGTCTGAAAAAGCATTCTCTGCCAGTGCGCTTGGTACAAATAGAGAAAATATGATAGCAAGCGACACTATGTACCTAAGATATTTCACAACAATCCCCCTATAATGAAAACTGCATATATTCTATCATCTTTTGGTAGATATTTGGGAGGATTTAACGAGCGAAACTCTTTTTATTGATCGATAACATCCTTCTTTTCACTACAAAAGTATTATACAATGAGGAAAAGCATAATCAGGAAAGGGGATTTACAATGGCGAAAGAATCAAAGAAATTGAAGAAGTTAACAGATAGGGCAAGGGATTATCTAGATCAAGACGAGGAAGTTTTGTACAAAATCCTAGGTGCATATGAAGCAAAAATACTAGGAGCCGACAGCGTGAGAAATGGCGTTATGCTAGCGACTAACAAGCGGTTATTTTTTTACGCGAAGAAATTAACGGGATACGAGACAGAATCTTTTCCTTATTCAAACATCAGTAGTTTTGAAGCAAGTAAAGGGATGATGGGGCATAGTATGAGTTTCTTCGCTAGTGGTAATGAGGTAAAAATCAAATGGGTCAATGATGGAGACATAGACGGATTTATTAACCACTTAAGAGATAATATAGGGAAGAAAGAATCGGCTGCTACTACCGAGAATAACACAAGCGTTGCGGACGAGTTAAAGAAACTTGCTGATTTAAGGGATTCAGGAGTGTTAACAGAAGAAGAGTTTCAAGAACAAAAAAGTAAGATACTTAACGGATGAACGAAAAAAAGAGCAGGAACAACCTGCTCTTTTTTATCTTGCCGACAAAATACTTTCTTTCTTCAATGAACGAACTCCTTTTTTACTATGACACCAAACAAGAATATCGAGCTCATTCATTCTATACACAGTGACCACCCTCTGACTGAAAGTGCCATCCTTCGCTTCATAAATAATCTGAATCGGTTTTCCTCCTGTTAAAGAAGATTTCAAAACATAATCATGTGCGCTATGTTCTTTGAGCTTCCCCATCTGGAAATCACCTTCCTTTTGGTTATATTTTACACGAACGTTAGTTCTTTTTCAATGTTATAATCGAAAGTGTGTTCGAGTAAAATAACTAAGGAGGGATTTTACGAGGAGGGAGTTTTTTATATTCCTTTTGACAGCATTGTGACCGCTCAGAATTAACAAGGAAGAAGACGGCGCTCGCTATCGCATAGAAAACGCTATTATTAAAGAAATGGACATCAAGAATGACAAAGTGACTATTTCTTACGCAAAAGAAAATTTCGTCAAATAAATAATGAGCAGGGATAAGCCCCTGCTCTGCCTTAATCCAACAATCCGACGCGATTAGCCACAGTCGCGAATTCCGACCTTGTGAGTGGATGGTTCGGCCGCTCTCCATTCATGATTCCTTTTTGTTCTGCTTTCTCCCACGCTTCCTTGTGAGCGTCATAAACTTGTGTACTTGGTTCTTGGCTAAGGATGAGCATAGTGAGCGCAATGGCATTAGATTGTTCAAGAGTGCCATTTTTGTATTGTTCAACATGGCTATTGTCGATGATTCCACGTCTTACTGCACGAATTAACTTTTCTTCAAAGTCTTTTCGTAATGCAGGGCTGCTAGGATCCATGTATTTTACCTCCTTTTTGTTTACGCTTGCTTTCTTATCCAATCCAAGAAAATCAGCAATTCCTTTCGCATGCGCCTGTCCAAGTTTCTTTAGATTACTTGTTTTTCTCAGAAAATCAGCGTCACGCTTGTTCGTTATAAATCCGCTTTCTGTTAATACGGCAGGCATATTTGTTTGACGCAATACCGCAAAATTAGCACGCTTCTTCCCTCGATTTGTTGGAAAAAATGGCGATAATTTATTGTGTATCGCATTTTGTAATTGATGAGTGTCATTACTTACATTACCGTTAAAAATAAAGTCCTCGTACCCATTCGCTGTGCTTACCGCTGCGTTAATATGGATACTAGCGAATACATCAGCTCCCCATCTGTTAGCGTCACTAGCACGTTGAGAAAGAGAGACATATCTGTCGTCAGTACGGCTCATCTTGACCGAGACGCCAGGATAATTGGCTTCCAGATATTCTCTTGCAAAGCGAGAAATTGTTAAAACGATATCTTTTTCTCTGAGCCCGTGACCGGTAGCGCCCGGGTCCTGCCCTCCGTGGCCAGGATCTAAAAAAATCTTAGTCATCCGTAAACACCTCATTCTCTGGATCGTGGTAACAGTCCTGACACATTGGTTCACCGTTGAATTCTCCCATCACGTCAATTTCTTTCGTACAGATGGAGCATTCTGTTTTATTTGTCATTTCTCTTATCTCCTTTCTTCGCCTGCTTGCCTAATTCGAAAAGCCCCACAGAAGCAAGCCCCGAAATAATCCCCGCCCAAAGCCTGTCAACAAAATACAAATCAGTAAAAGAAAAAGCCGCTGCGCCCAATAGCACACCGACAATAAGAGCCATCAACGGTATAAAACGATGAGAAACCCCCGACTTTTTCACCAATCCGACAATTCCCGTTGTCACTGGCGCTATGACAGACGCCATCGCTAATATTTCGTTCATCCTAATCCCTCCTACCTAGTCTCTCTCGAATTTTTTTTAACTCATCGACCACAACATCATATTTCTCGGCAAAACGGTCTAAGGTGTCATGTAACCGCGTTTCTCTTTCTGAGTTTTTCCTCATCACATAGACCAAAAGCCAAACAAAAAGGACCGCGAACGGTCCCTGTGTGAGAAAAAACTGTATGACTGCATTGTCCACCTCTGCAAACCCCATTCTTAGCCTCCTTTAGGAGGTTACTTTCCCCCTCTTGTCTCTGCGTAAATAAAAAAGCACCCTGTAAAGGATGCTTAAAGTTCGTTTTTTATCTCGTTTAATTTGTCTATAATTTTACGGTAATGTTCTATATTTGCCCTTTTTCCCTTAATTTCTGGAATTAACTTAAAACGCTCATCTGCAATATATCTAATGTTTTCTTCTACTAAAACTTTTGTGCCGTTGTTCCCAATTTTATCATTAACAGCCCTTAATACAATAAGCCGTTCGGTAAGCGCCTTGTATTCCTCTGTTAAGCGCTCCAAACGCTTTTCAAAATCATTAATTACCTCTTCGCTAATCCGTATTTCATTTTCAATAGCCTCTACCGTTAAAGGTGTTTCTTCATTCATTAATATCCCCCTCCCATCTACCTATTCGACAGGAGGGACGTAAATCCTACATAAAAATAAAAAATAATCACACACTAAATAAAAAAGTGGTGATAAAATGTCTGATTCTCGTTTGATTGTGACCCTAAATTTAGTTCTGGTTGCGCTGACTGTGTACCATCATATGGAGATGGTGAAGAAGCATTCTTGAGAGTGCTTCTTTTTTATCTAGTCATCTCTATTTTCATCCCATTTAACTCTTGCCTGATCTTATCTATCAATGTCGGCCTGTCATTGCCGAACGTAAGCTCAATTCGTCGATGACGACCCTTTTCATAAATTTCGCTTACTTCTGTGATCCTGGTGTCAGATGTGATACCCCAGCCGCGATTTTGGAGAGTAACCATATCGCCCAAGTCATAATCGCGTTCATATATAAGCCGTGATTTCGAAAGAGACTGTCCTTCCATGTATATTTCCTGTTCGTGTTCTGCTAGCTTCTGCTGACCTCTGTTCTCTAAATCAGCTTCTATATCTTCTACTGGACGAGGGACACGCTCATCATCTTCTTCCATTTCTTCTTCGACGTCCCTAGCGTCTACAAATAACTCATAACGATCGAATCCTTCGCTATCTCCTACGTGGATAATACGCCTATCAACGCCTTCTCCTTGTCCTGCTACGACAGCATAGTTTTTATAGTCTATTTCTGACTCGGTGTATTTAAGCTCTCCTAATGTATTAAATTCCGGGCTAAATATTGCAGGTGGTAATTCCGATTGAGTGGCTACTAAATTACGTCCTTCAAGCACTCGAAATACATATTGTTTATTTTCATAATCAATGTCGATATTCCAGCCAAGCCCCGACAGTAATCCAATCTCTTCCAATTCCTCTGCAAGATTCTTGTATCGAGATTGCCAATCAATATGCGGTCCACGATTGAGATTATTCGCTAGCACAATATCGGGTAGGGTTCGAGCGCTGTCGGTTGGATTCGTAACATTATTAGCTACATAATGCAACATGATCGTTTCGGCATTTCCTTGCCGCCTGTCATATGCTGTATGGTCTGGCGGAAAGGTTAAACGTTGTGCCAGCCACGACTTTAACGACAAAGCACGAATAACCCAGTTCTCGGTGATCTTACCCCGTTCATCTAGCTCAATCTCTTTATGACGGATGACGTATGCTTTATTGGTGTGATTGTGCGGGAAGATGATGTGACCGCGCTGTAGCTTATCCGTGTGTTTTTTATATCGATTGACAAGCATTTCAATCATGCCGATTCCGTGCCAGCTTCGCTCTATTTGCAGGGATTCATAACTATCAATTTCACCTAGTAGATCGAAGTCTCGTGTCATGATTCGGATGGGTAGTTTCATTCACTCACCCCTTTTCAGGCATAAAAAATACGCCTATTCGGCGTTTAGTAGGTCCGTCAATTCCTTATATTCATCTTGCGTTATTCTGTCACCGATCAAGAAAATATCTAATTTTTGATGCATATCTTCCTTGGTAGCATAGGATTTCCTTTCGATTTGCGATTTACACGCTCTGTAAGTTAATGTCATTTTGATTCCTCCTATTTTATAGTAAACTTAATTCCATTAAAGTCACTCGGTAATCAATATCGAGAATGTAGTCTGTTAATAGTTCCGTTTCGGCGGGTTCGGATGTTGTATCATCCTCATCCTTGATAAAAACATATTCTCCGTCTATTTTTTCGTATCTATCTCCAATATTTACGTTTCCTTCTATAACATCAACAAGAATTGCGCCCTCAACTTCAAAGCTATTATCAGCGACTATTTTATTAACAACAATCCCTTTTTTTATAACTGCTTTTATCAACGTTGAACACTCCTTACCACGCCCATATTCTCACACATCCATTACCCCCATTGCCTCCACGCCCACCGCCATCATAACCGACTGAACCACCAGCACCACCGGCACCTCTACCGCCATTTCCTCCGTTTCCTCCGGTATAACCGGATCCTCCTCCAGTACCACCACTACCGGCGCTACCAGCAATCCAATTATTGCTGTTAGTTCCGTTCAAACCATCTCTTCCATACCCACTAGCACCTTGCCTTCGGGGAAGGCCCGAATAAAGACACGTTCCGCCGGGAGAGCCTTCGTTAGTCCAATCTCTTCCGCTTCCAACCCCGACTCCCGAACCGCCGCCCGGAGCAGACATGAGTGTGTCCAACGCTTCTGATGGGCTATTCGATCCTTCAGAACCTTGTCCACCGGGTAACGAATTGAAAATATCTGACGAGTGGGGAGCTCCAGGCCCGCCATTTACACTATTGGTTGAATGCACCGTACCTCGGCCACCGCGACCTCCCGAAGCACTTATAGATATTCCTCCCGATACAAAACTTGACTGTCCTCCGGTAGTGCCGTTTTCCCCAGAAGTGCTACCGGGTGCTCCCCCTTGCCCTCCTGCTCCTACAGTTATAGTTACAGTGTTAAGAAGGTCCGACGCTTTAAAAAATCCGATAGATAAAGCGCCTCCTCCACCACCACCTGCTCCGGCTCTTCTATCTCTACCAGTGTATCCATGTGCACCCCCTCCCCCTCCACCTGCTCCTAATACTTCAACGTAAACAGTCGTAATATCCGACGGTTTAGTCCACGTACCAGATGAAGTGAATGTTTGAACATATTTAGGATTCCCAAGGTTTGGGACGCTTTGTTTCACATTTCCTGAACTATCTAATGTCGCAACCCCGCCCGGGGCACCTTTTTCTGTTGTTGGTACATAATTCATCGGAGGAAGCTGCCCAATTGGCACTTCTCCATTTTCATCAAGCTCAGGAACTCCACCTGGTTGCCCTTTCTCATTCTGCAAAATAAAACTCTCGCTCTGTTGATCGTTAAACCAATCCTGCCAATCTTGTTCCCATTGTGCTAATCTATCTTGATATCGCTGCATTAGATCGTTCAAAAATTCCTCAAACTCATCCGCTTCTATATTTAAGTCATCAATCTTAGCGAGTATCCACGTCTGCAATTGATCTGACGGTATGCTGATTAACGAAGAAACTAAACCGCATAGCTCTTCATCTAAACGCTCGTCAACTAAATCCACGGGCTGTAATGTAGATGTTCCTCGATGAACGTAAATCTGCGCAAGAGAAATTTCATATATCAATTCATCCCGCTGTAAAGCTGGTGGTGTAGGATTTGTTGAATTATCACCCTCTTTCACATGGAGCATGATGTTCCTCTCTGACTGTCTTAAATCAAGGCGTAACACAATCCTATCAATCCTATCTGTGGTTGCTTCAGGTATGCTGTGTGTAAGTGTAAGAGGCGTTGTGTTTTCGTACAGGTGCCCTTTCATAATTGATTTACCAGGCTGTATGACTGTGTTCATTGTCCCTTGTTCAACCGAGACCATTAATCCTGGTTCCTCGTCGGTATGAAGCACACCTGTTGATAGCACACTGCCGAAGTAGTCAGCAAAGTCTTGTGCTCCGTATCTCCGTCTATCTACATCTATACTATTGAAGAATAAATAACGTTCGGCCACTTTACCACTCCTTAAACCGCTGTATATTGCTTCTGATAATAAATATCGAAGTCTCTCCCAAGACTGGACACGACGCAATTACAAGCGATCTCATTTTCTCCTAACTGTAAATCAAAGAATGTGCTGCCTAAATCTAGCCAATTGAACACATTTGTTTCATTTCCCTCTTGGTCCACGAAAATGACTGATTTTTCATCCGTGTCAATTTTGAGTATTTCATTTTCTTCTAAACGTCTGTTAATCTGCATAAATTCACCTGTTGTGCGGTTTTCAATCATCGGCCTTTCTGCCGGTCCGTAAAAATCAACTTGGAATGGGATAGGTCTATCGCTGTCATTGAAAATAATTCTTTCTGTTCGTTGTAGTCCCATTTCGAAGTAGATGTCGCCGTCATCGCCTAATTCCCAATAGTCGGATGGCCATTCAAATAAATCTTCGTATGCAGGCTGTTCTTCGATAGTTGGTGATTGCCAATAAGGATTGGGGGCGACCATATTAATTAGCACTTTTTGAAACGTTCGTCCCCGGTTTGTTGGTCCGTCTGGGAAGACAGGAACAGACTCAGCAACTACTTTTATCTCCCGAACCATGTCGCCCCTTACATATCTAAGAGTTCCCAGCTGTAATTTTGGATTAAAAACAGTCGATAGTCGTCTCCGTTTCTCTTCAACATCTGCTAAATCTGTACCGACAATCTTTAATTCGAGCGTCATGAAACGAGGCTCTAGCACCGTATCAATGAGACTTTCCCCATCTTGGTACGGTGCTTTTTGTGTCTGCACATCTGCTCCGACGTCGCCTAGTCCCTCCACTCTCGTCAAACGATAGGGGCGACCGAACAATTCAATGTTTTCACCTCTTGAATTTATAAATATGAGTTTAAACAAATTAGATCATCCCCATTTCCATCGCCCAACGTTGGGATTGCTGCTTATTCTTACGAGCCACTTCACTTGGCGTTGATTCGTCACGAGTGAAATAGTTATTGAAAGTAGGATTGTATGCGTTGCTGTGTGTATTCGTGATAGAGTTTCCTCCGCCTGTAGCACCTAAGCCACCTGTATAAGCCATACGAGACACGCCTAACGCTTGCTCTGGTGTGGATGTAAATATGGATGGTGGCTTCATCCACTCGGCCATTTCGCTTGCTTTTCTGAGCATGGCAACCCTCTCAGCGTCAATACCTTCTATCCAACCAAGTATCATATTTTTACCAATTTCATCTCTCATCCACCGTGATGGAGAACGGATATCAAGCGCTCTCGACATGACTTGTTGGACTTCTCTCACAATCGAACGTGCTCTAGCAAGTAATTCCCCGCGCTTGGACTCAAGACCGCTTATCATTCCATTCATCGCTTGAAGGCTGATATCATACATATCATCTTTCATCACATTGAATTCTTTTACAGTGCCATGACGGATTTGTTTTATTTTTGTTTCCCATTCAGCGCGTAATTCCTCTAGCTGTTCCTCTGAATTCTTGTTGATCTCTTCAATCTGCTCCTCAGTGTCCTCTTTTAGCCACTCTAATTCAGCTGTTGCCTGCTCACGTGCCAATGTACTTTTTTCTAGCCATAACGACTGGTATTCTTCCAGCTGCGCGTCCGATAGAGAAGTAAGTGCTTTAATCTCTACTGCTGCTCGTGGTCCCATGTCACGTAATTCAGCAAGGAGGCCTTCATTGACCCCTCTTTCAGCTAACTCTCTGATGTTATCCGACCATTCAGCAAATGTATCGACCTGGTCTTGGAGGTTCGCCATAAGCTCCCGCCCGGACACTTCCGACTCGTTATTTATTTCATCAAAAAGACCGGCGAAGTTGTAGAGAGATTTCGCACGGTCATCGACAGCTTTTTCATATTCTTCTGTGAGACGTTGCACCTCTTGCGCTTCTCGGTCCATAACGTCCTGCATTTTATCCATGTATTCTTCGTTGATGGACGTTAATTCTTCTGTGATTTCCTTTCGCATGCGATAGACTTGACGATCTGCTTCGATTCGCTGTTCGGTACCTCCTGCATATCTCGCTTGGATTCTTTCCCACGCTTGAAGTTCTTCAATTAACGAGAGATTGTTGTAGTATTTACGCTGGTCAATCCATTTCTTCGAATTCTCGAATTCATCTTTTTTAATCTGTTCAATCTTACGAGCGTATTCTTCTTCAATAGCAAGAATTTCTTCTTTTGACGCTTCTTCGAGAGACTCAATCTCCTCGTGCATTTCCTCCGTCGTCTTGATGATAGCGTTCGTCATGCGCTCCGTGACCATATCTACTTCTTTTTGCTTGTTTTCGATTCCGATAGCCAGACCTTCGCCGACATCTTCACCGATTTCCATGGTTACTTTAGAAGGGGAATGAGTATCTAATGCTCTTCGCATGGTTTCCGCCGCGCTGTTCGCTATTCTTCTAGCAGTCGCCATCACTTGCGCTTCCCCCGCTGATAGTCCTCTGTTGAATCCAGACATTGCGTCTCGTCCAATGGATTCGAATTGTGAAGGAGTATTATCAAATGGTGTGAGTAAATCCCTTGATAATGCCTCCATCACTCGAACGTGAGAATCAGCTCCGTCGTTCAGTCTATCGAGCATATTGTCCATTGCCTCAATAGTGACTTCTGGCAAACGTTGAAGAGATTCTTCTATATCGTCAACTGCGCTATCGTAATCACTGGTGATATTTTCAAAACTTCGAATGGATTCTCGTTGTACAGAATTGAACATATCTTGAACGGCTCGCAATACGTTCGATGAGCCTTGAGTGATTCCGAGTGCTAAGCCTTCTGTGACATTACCACCGATTTCGAGAAATACTGTAGATGGGCTGTTAATACCTAAAGAACCTTTAGCCGCATCTGTTGTATCATCTGCCATTTGCCTGGAGGCATTTTCGGCTTCTCCCGAACCACTTTCGATCCCCTCTGCTAAACCTTCTGGTACGGATCCGCCAATTTCTTCAAATCCAGCTGATTCTACTTGCTGTCTTAAGGAGTCTTCGGTGTCAGTGACTAAATGGCTGATTGCGTCCATCACACCGGATTCCTCAATGCCCAGCGACTTACTTAAGGCTTCTGTAGCTGTTTCTCCACCTTGAGAAAATGCTTCGCTCAACCTTTCTAGTTCTGAATCAGAAGCGTTAACAAGCGCGTTAACGTGCCCGGCACTTTCTGGTCCTGCTTCCCGCAATGTGTCAAGCAAACCCTCATCGACACCGCGTTCAGCAAGGATGGCGATATTATCAGCCCATTCGCTGATAATGCGCTGGTTCTCTTCTAAGTTATCGGCCATTTCACTTGCTGTGATTTCCACTTCGTCAGATAACGTATTAAACATATCAGTGGCTGCATCTTTATACTCTTCCCACTTAGATGACATATCATCTACAATTTGCTGTTGTGCTTCGGATAAATCTTCAAAGGCAAGCGTCTGGAGAATGACGCCGTTCTCAACTGCTTCAGTGACATTCTCCATAGCTGTAGACATAGTAGCTTTGGCTTCTTCATATTGATTGGCTAATTCATCGTTGGTTTCTTTTAGAGTCTGTTCTTGTTCCTCTAATTCTTTTAACGCTTGTTGGTGTTCTCTACCTGTGACGGCTCCTTCTTCTAGCTTTCTATTCCATTCCTCTCGCAACTCAGTTGTCTCAGCAAGCTGCTGTTCAACTTCTGACTGCTCTCTCAGTATCTCAGTCAGACGCTCTTGCGCTTCTTGTGCCTTCTCTTGCTCTCTCATTAATTCTATCCTTGCTCGCATTTCCTCCGATGAAAGATTGAGCGCATTCGCTTCTTCGTCATATGCGAGATTCAAGCCTTCGACTGAGTTATTCAATTCGTCTATATAACTGGAAAGCATTTGCTTTTCGGCAGCAGACTTGTTTTCTTTCTCTGCTAATTCTTCGACTTTGTTCATCAGTTCTTGATTAGCTTCAGCAGTTGTTCGGATATCCCGCTGATTGTTTTGGTACGCTTCAGAAGAACTATTAATTGAATCAACCAATGCCTCTGTACTTGAACCAAGATTTTCAGTCTCATCATTAAGCCTCTCTGCTTCTTCACTTGTTCGGTTGAACCACTTGACGACAGCAATCGTTGCAGTGACTATTGCGCCTATTCCAGCAACAATCCATCCGATTGGACCAAGTAGGAACCGCCAAGCAGCGCCTAGTGCATAGCTTGCTGCAGTAGCCAACGTCTTAGCAGCAGTAGAGGCTGAAATAGTCCCCGTCATAACTCCAATTGCTAACGTACTCAATTTGACCGTCCCAGTTTTAGCAGCAATAGCTACGGTTTCGGCTTTTGTTGCCGTAGCAGAGGCAGCTTGTGCTGTAATCTGAGCTTGCGTCGCAAGTGTAAGTCCTGTTTTAGCCGCCGTGGCTGTTCTTAGTACGGCATTAGAGGCTTGGATTGTAGCAGTTACTTTTGTGATGACTGTGTACGCCGCATAAGCACTCATCAAGCCGACAATAGCAGGTGTTAGTGCTTGGACAACTGGTATCGCCATTGCCACACCATCAGCGAAAAATAAAAAAACTGGTGTGGTGCTTTCAATGACTGAACCTATCATTTCAAAAGCACTAAAAACGATATCTTTCATAGAATCTATATTTTCTGCAATCGTGTTTCCTGTTACATTTTGTGAAAGTTGGTCCAGTTTTTCAATGACATGTGCAATTCCTCTGGCAGCCGCTACGCGCAAGTTGGAAAATGAAGTAGCTATACCCGTGCTATTTTCTCGCGCTAAGTCTGCCAAAACACCTGTTCCTGTTCCAAGCTCAATCATAGCGTCATTAAAATCATAGATAGATATTTGTCCATTTTGAAGTGCCTCGTACAATTGTTGTTCTGTCATATTGAAGGACTCTGCAACTTTCACAAGTCCCAAGTTCATCGTTTGCTGTAGTGACTGCCACGTCTGCATGTCCATTTGTCCTGTTTGAAGTGCTTTAATGTACTGATCTGTCCCACGTTGAGCGTCTGCTGTACTTGCCCCAGAAGCCAACAAAGCATTATTTAAAGCTAGTGCCGAGTCTGTCGCTTTATCCATGTCATTAAAGGAGGTGTACATGCGCTGCGCTGTACCTGCAATATCATCTAAAAGAGTAGGTAAGCCATCAATACCTTCTGCTAGCCTAGTTGTTGAACGTTCTGCTTCCTCCGCCGATACACCTAAACCTTCAAGCACACGAGGGAATTGGTTGAGAGTGTCAAAACGAGAAATAGCGTCGTCCATCGAACCGCGTAAAACTTTAAATGCAGCTGCTCCTATTGCAACAAGTCCGAGCGCCGTAGCAAACTTTCTTATACCTCCACTTGCCTTGTTCGACTGGTCGCCAACGCCTTTTAGGCTTTCCTCTGTTTCCTTAACGCCTTGCCCTGACTTTTGACCAGCAGCCCCCAAGTTATCTAACTCTTTTGAAGCTACATTGACCTGCCTGCCGTCCACATCTATCGAGATACGGATATTTCCATCTGCCAATACGTTCGCCTCCTTTCTTTTTAGGCATGAAAAAAGACACCCCGTATGAGATGTCTTGAATAATTCGTGTTAATTTGCGTCATCTAAACCTGTCATAATTTTAAGAGCTGTCGGCAACTCTCCATCTAAATATTCTCTGGATAAATCTCCTATTATTGCACCTGCCTCATGTGAGTACTTGTGCGCATTTTCATTGTCACCCGCTATTTCTGACTCTATGGCAATTTTTAGTAACTCCGCTAATTCGAATAATTCTTTTGTTGGTGGTGCGCCTTCTTCGAACTCATCTTCTATTTCGAGAACCGCTAAATTTATATCAGTTATTGCTTTAGTAAGATATTCGTTCTTTTCATCTATTGAGGTAGTTGCTATAAATGCGGAGGAATAGTTATTTGTCATTTTTGAAAGATACAACATTACTTCCGTTTCTAACATCTCCTCTCTCTTTTCTTCCTCTTCAGTCTCCGCTACTCCTGTTTCACTTTCGATATCAGTGTCACCACAACCAACCAAGAACAGCACACTAAAAAGTAAAATCAGTCCCTTTTTCATCACAATCCCCCCATAACCATAAGTAGTAAGTAAATTTTACCATTACTCGGGGGTATCTTCCATGTCGTTTAACGCATAAATTTTCTGTAGCTTCCGCATATTTTCTCTGTATTCGGCTGTATCACCTTTTGACGGCTTCCACAATCGAATTTGAATAACTCGTTGCATAATCGTATCGCTTGGCAAACCACTCAACAAAGCTTGGAATTCTTTCCATGAAAGCTTTCCTTGCTGTTCATACAGATTCATTCCGTAGGCCTGGCGGAATGAAGCGTAGATATGTTCAGCGTCTTGCTCAAAATCAATGAAGCGCTCCGTTTCCTCGTCCTCTTGAACGGGCATAGGATTTCCTTTTAAGTCATATTCAATCGGCTTCTTACTTTCAATTTTAATGTACTTTTCGTAAACATAATTCCACATTTCGACGGCTTCAAGTCCCGTAAATGTTTCTCCTACTAACAGAGAAAGACATATTTCAGCCTTTTCGTATCCTCTTAGCGTCTCATCGTCAAGAACATCGAACACATCGAGTACATTATCGAAAGCTAAATCGATTTCATATTCTTTGCCGTCATATGAAAAAGAAGTGACTAAAGGGTCGTTGAGACGCATTTAATCACCTACTTTTTCTGTGCTTTTTTCTTCAAGTATTCATTCTTCTTCGCTTCAATCTTTTCTGTTCGCTCTTCTTCCATTTCTCCGATACGCTCAGCAATGGCAGCGCCAAGTGGGTCTAACGCCTGTTCTAGTGCTAGAATGTCCGGGTATTGCTGGTAAATCTTTTTGAAAGTCCCATCACCAAAAATGATATCGTACTGTGCAGCTATAAATTCCTTATTCACATCAAAGGCAGCGTCTACTGTTTTTACGTCGATGTTGTCGATAGTTTCAACATTTACTTCCAATGGAAAATGAATATGTTTCGCTTTTTCCTGTGCTTCTTTTAATCTCTCCTGCGCTATTTCATCAACATTGAAGAAGCGTCTTAGGTTCTCGATTGAGCTATCGAACCACAATTCTAGTGTTCCAATCGTCACGGGAAAGCCTGTTCGCTGTATATCAACTTTTACCATTTTTCAACCTCCTAGTATGAAAATAGAGGGGTATAAACCCCTCTTATTCTAGTGTCACAATCGCCCCATTTGTTGTGGGAGATACATTGTCAACCACCGGGGCTATTACTCCCCCGATAAATCAGTCTCCTCTGGGATTTGATCAAAACGAATGTTACAGCTAAACGTCTCATAAGCGCTTGCGTCTCCTGCCCCTGCAACAATCGCTGTCACTGTTGCCACACCTACCCATTCCTTCTTGCCATCAGAACGAACAACGCGGTGCCAAATCTTACGTCCATCGCCTGTTTTAAATTTCAAACTTGCAATCAACTCCTGCGCTTCATCCTCTGGGTCATAGTAACCCTCTGGTGTGTAGGCTTGAGCAACAGATGTAACAGTCGTTTCTGGCGTACCATCCCCATCATAGAAAGCTTCGTCCTCTGTCTCTTCCTGAGTATCGTCGCCGATGGTAGAAATAAGGTGAGCTAATTCAAACCACTCTTCCCCCGGCTCATCCTGTCCTGGTTCGTATGCTTGCACATAGTGTTTACGCTCAGCGTTTTTTAATCTAGCCATTTTTCTATTCCTCCTTGAAAACTGTTATATTGGCTTGAATATCCAACAAAAAAACGAACCAACCTTGATCATCAATTTGATTGATAAAAGGCTTGTTCGTTATGATTAATTCCTCGAATTCAAAGCTACCGTCATGACTTTCTAACTCTTCCAACTCGTCTAATTCGTTCTGAACGAGCCACAAAGTAGTATGAATTTTACTTTGAAGCTGTGACTTCATTGCGAATTCGAAGTTTAAGTGTTGCTCTTTCGTTCCATCCATGAATTCTGAAACCGTTCGACTGCCTGGTAACGGATAAACAACGAACGACTCATCTATACCAAGATAGCCCATCTTACAATCGATAGGAAGATTTGGTATATCGTTTACCCTTTCAGTTAGCCTTTCAATGAAATCAATTCCAATCAGCCCCCTTTGTGAACGCCCTTATCCAATCACTCATAAATATCCGTTTAGCTTTCATATCCCAACGTGGACCTGTTCCCGGTGTGGTGTAATTGTACATCGGCATGTAGAACAATCTACGGGCATAAGGGGTGTTGTAGCTGATTGCTTCACCTGTTACATCAACCGAAGCCGTCTGCCTAAGAGTTCCCTCGTCCATCGGTACAAACTGGTTCATGTCCGCCATAGCTTGGTTAGCAAGGGCATACCTGCCGCGCTGTACGCTCTGTTGTGACATCTTTACTTTTGCTCTATTGAGATCAATCGACACTTGCACCATCACACCACCTCCAATTCATAGGAGTAGAGATTTTTCTCATACGCTTCATAGATCGGGATAACTTTTGTAACTACATGGTCCACACCGTCAAAAGTGAGGATAGATTGCGTTGTAAAATTAGGGATAGGCGTGGTAATACCTTCATAGCAAAAGATAACCGCGTTCCAAAGCAACTGTTTTCCTGCTGTGGTTGACGTGTATTCTGAACCGCGATCTATTCGGCAATTCCGAATAGTTACCGGGTCGGCGTATTCCGGCTCACTCCAATTATTCTCACCTAGATACTCCTTGTACTCGAAGCTGTCAATACAGAATTCAGCAGGCACTTTAGTCATTACCATACGCTCACGGCTGAATAGAGTAAGCCAGTCCCTTCCAAGTAGATATAAACATCCTCTGCCACGAGAGACTTATTTTCTCCTTCGCCGCTTGAGCGACTAGCATTAGTAACCGTTGTACGACCTGCGCTGAATGACTGAGGAGCTTTATTAATGCCCTCAAAGGTAGAAGCACCTAATTCATGAAAGTATTCAATTTGAGCACATAAGGCTTGTTTAAATTGATTCACACGCCATTCATTATCTTTGGCAATGTCATTTTTGACATAAAAATAGCTAGTGATGTTATTTAAAACCGCACTAGCTTTTTTAATTAAGCTATTGAACGTCGATTCATCAATATCGGAATGAGACAACTCTTTGAATTCCTCATAGGTTAGATAAACCACCATTAATCACCCTCTTCTGGATCAGTTGGATCTTCAGGGTCTTCTGGTTCCTCTGGCTCTGGTTCGGTTAATGTTAATACATGCGTATCCGTGTGACCACCGTCGTCTGTGGTCACAGTTGTTGTATAAGTACCTGCAGGCACATCTGCGGTCCATTCAATTAATCCGCTGGCGCTGACAGATAAACCGCTTGTATTTGGTGCGATCGAATAAGACACACCGCTATTTGTGGCATCAGCTGGCGAAACAGTCGCGGTTAGTTGTCTATTCCCTGCTGTCCCTGCCTCTGCACTGGACGTTTGCGGCGATAGAGCGACTCCCGTCACATTAATCACTGGATCCGTTACAGTTACCTCACAAGTTGCCGTGTGTCCTCCGTCGTTGGTTGTAACGGTGATTGTAGCGCTCCCTGCACTAACAGCAGTCACAACGCCATCGTTAACTGTGGCTACATCTGTATTGCTAGACTGCCACGATACACCTTGATTTGTAGCATTGGATGGAGAAATGGTTGCTGTTAGGTTTCCTGTGTCTCCCGTGTCTAGTGATAAGCTTGTTGGGTTTACAGACACGCCTGTTACCTCAATCGGCAACGTGGTGAATGCAGGGATATCCACTCTTTCAGACTCCCTGTCATCCTCAACCCTTACCGCCTCATATTCACCTGCCGATACTGCTGTATTCGGTTCTAATCCGGTGATATTAAGAGGGCTTTCACCCTCTACAACAACTTCATCACCTTTGTAGATTCTAAACATTGAAGCCCTCCTATCTTAAATTAATGACTGCCCCGTCAGTCGTTGGCGTGACATTGTCAATTTCGGGGTTTATTACTCCCCCGATAAAGTCACCTTCGCTACAGCCTTTTTGTTGTCATCAAGTATAAACTCCCCAGCTTTACCAGCGCCTTGAAGCGCCACGCCGTCAAAGTCCTCTGATTCAATAGTACGTGCTGTATTAATGCCGGTAAATGCTTTGCCAACACCTGTAATATACGTGTAAGCAACATCGCCCTCTTGAAGCATTGATTCAGGGATTTCTTCAATTTGGAAACCTTTGAAGTTCAAGATGTTATTTTGATCAATGTTTGCCGATGAACTTTTAGCGCTCGTCGTAAGTGGATGATCGACGATAGCGTTATAGAGTTCAGGTGTAACTTTAGCTGCTTTAGTTCCAACCGCCTCGATGTTTACATAGTAGTTAGAGAGCTCATTAAATAATGCAAGAATAGCATCTTCGTTATATCCTTCTACAGTCGCTTCATGTCCAGCAACACTAGAAATAAACTGACTATGTTGCGTATTAAATTGCTTTATTTTAGCCTGAGCCTGCAGATCTAAACGATCAGCAATCGCTGATTGCATATCGTTATTTACAGTGTGTCGGTCAATTCCCTCATGATAAACCCACTCCCAGGTGTAAGGAACTGGTGTGTCTGTATAGATAATCTCTGTTCGTGGACCGAATCTTGTGCTATTAGACGTCCCTGTACCAAACCCGACGTTAGTATCTTTGTTATATTCAGTACCTACAACGACTGGAATATCGGACGTTTTAACATAAAAAGCTGTTTCATTATGTTGAACGCCGTCTAGAGCTTCAATATTACCTCCGAAAAAATCGCGGAAATATGCTTGCGTACGGAAGACTGCTTGTAATAATTGTCTAAATTGTTTTTGATAACTACGTGCTGCTTGATTATTATTTGATGTTGGCATTTTAAATTACCTCTTTCTATTAATTGTATTTAGCCAATTTTGCCGCAAACGGGTCATTATCCCCGCCGCCCTTCCCTCCGTCTGGATTGCCTGGCGTAACAATCTGCGGGGAGGGATTCGGTTCCTGTTCTTGCTCAAACAAATAAGACTCGTTTTCTTTCAAATTGGTGAGTTGATCATCTAAACCAAGAAGCTTGTCACCGTCCAACTTGATAGATTCCAAGTCCAGCAACGCTTTTACTGCTTTAACGTTCTTCGCCTTTGCACCAGCGAGAGTTGATTCAAGCTTATGTTCGAAGGCTTGTTGTTGCAGTTTTTCTTCATATTCTGTTTTGGTGGTTTCGTTCTGCTGTTTCAATTCGTCAATCTGAGCTGTTAATTCCTCGTTTCCTCTTGCCTTTTCAGACAATTCATTGAGCTGTTCATCTCGGTCTGCTAGTTGCTGTTTATAGTCCTCAATCTGGGATTCCAAGCCCTCGGCTTTATCAGCTTTTTCCTTATGAGCGTTTAGTGCCTTCCCGTGCTCTGCCATTACCTTGTCAATAGTTTCCTTTTCAAGTCCCAATCCTTCTAAAAACTCTCTGTTCATCAGTGATTACCTCCATTGGTTACGTTTTTTTACGTGGGTTACGACCACGAACCGCCTTGAATCTTTAACGTCTGCAAGTGCTAAAAAGACGAAATTATGCATAAAAAAATAGTAGCTAACGTCTGCTACCAACGAGATATGAATCACCTCCTAATTATCAAAAGAAAAGTCGTCTAACAGTGTCGATAATGGAGTATACACTTTTTCTCTTTTATAGTTACGACTTAAATACTCGGCGTTCTCACCCGTCAATAGATTTCTCATAGCCTTCTGCCTCCTTGAAACCATCATGCGCCAATATTTAGCGCTATCGTTCCCGAAATGTTCGGCTACCATGAGATTTTTCTTATAGCGAACAATCTCGCGCTCGATACGACGCTGTGTATCCCGTGCTTCTGCTATCCTCTGATTTAATTCGGCGTCATATTTCGGCTGATTGTTTGTATTGACTCCTGGTATAAATGGGATGTGCAAATGACGGCAATTAATTCCTCGGTGCCCCGAAGCTTCGCCATAATCAGCCTGCCAATACGGATCATAAATGCTTCTATACTCACTATCCGGTGGCATTTCTCCTGGCTGTCTTAAATCGACAACATTTCCCTGGATGAGCGAACAGGCTTCCCTAGCGCCAACATGACTTGTTACCACAACGGTATGAACGTCATAATCAGCCATGCGGTCTTTTCTCACTTTGTCATAGGTGTTACCTAGAGTGGACTTTAAAACGGTTCTGGTGTACCGTTCAAGGCTCCAAGTGTTACCTCCTCTATCGACAAACGTTGAATTAATCCCACGTTGAGCCAAGTCCATGACAGATTTTTCAACTGACTGCTCGAACGTGTACAAGCCAGTGTTAAACATCGCTGTCGCCCGGTTGAGAACGTCTGTATAAGCCCGTTGCGCTGTCCCTTGACCGTAATTTGTCGTTATGAGGGTTTGGTTCACGTAGTTGTTTATTTCGCTCCAGGACTGCTCATAGTAGCCCCTCATGACGTTATCAAGATTGTTCGGTTTCGGCAGAGTGGTATAAGGCATAGCACGATCAATATCATCTACAATTCTGTTCCCTGCCTCTTCAAACATACGGCGTATTTCTGGCTCAGCAACGTTAGTAACTTCGGAAAGGAGCTTCGTCACATCGTTGTTAAAAAGACGTAATTCCGATAGTTTCTGCGCTTGCCACGCTGTTATGTCATCTGAACCGCCTTTCAATCGGTCGATGATAATACGTACAATTTCTCCCTCAAGCGACTGGTATAAATAAGACATATTGCTTGCCCATAAATCCAAGTGATAGGGCGTTACTCTAGGCTGTCTCGGCTCCGTCATTCTTCATCACCGAACATTCGCCTTGCTGCTTCATCGCTAATCTGTGTAGGGTCAATAGCCATTTCTTCTCGTTGTATCATGTCTAGCCATTCCTCGGCGGTTTCTTTCGGTACTTTGAAGATACGTTGAATGGCTTCGGTGGTCGGTATGAAACCAAACGTTTTAGCCTGACCATAGAAACGCAATAACGCTGCTCTATCCTGGAATACACCATCATCAAAATCAACTCCTATGTGTTCGAATGTTGGTATTTCACCAGTGAACAATCCGTAAGCCTTTGCCAATTCAAGCACCGAGACGACTAACCCCTTGATAAATTGCTCCACTTCGTACACATGGTCATTCCTGGTCCGATACGTCAAATCATTCTCGCTAACAATCTCAGTAGCTGTTTTCATGCTTCGGCCGTCAAAGGAGAATGTTCCGACCGACAACTTCAATTCCATTTCTAGCGTTCTAAGCGACTGGTTTATGGCAGCAGTGTACTGCTCGGTCCTGATGTCGTTAGTAACGTCTTTAACCGGATTGCTGTCATCGCCCATATGAATGGACTTGTAAACATTGACATCCGGGTCAAATACTTGCTTAGGAGGCGCTCCGCTTTCGTCTGGTAGAGTGTTTAGCATTTGATCATTGACAAACACTGTACGTTGCCCCATCTTAACCTCCCACCAGAACTGATCGTATGTGTCATTAATCTTTTTAAGCGTGGAGACTGCATTATCGGCAATCCCTAAACCTAACGGGCTACGTGGATTAATATTATTAAACCCAGACGGCTTCACGTAATTAAATAACGGTCGGGACAATCCCGTTATCTCCGTTCGCTCTTGTAAATCCTCATACAGTTCACTTAACGGTACTCGTTGCCCTATTTCGCCTTTGTTGTCGGATTTATAAAGTTCGTTGGTAATGACGTAAAGGTCGCCTTCCCATTCGTGAAACTCTAGCAACGTGTAGTAAATGGTCCTGTTCCGCTCTACTTTTGTGGTGACTGATTTCATAACACCTTCACTAATTCCATTGCTATTGCTTCTGAGAGGATAAAAAGCGTTAGCTATTGCCCAAGAAAATTCAATCTCACCTGACTCGTTGACATAAGGACGAACAGTCAGGCCACCGAGCGCGAACATCGGCTCCAAGTAGTCTGAGAGATTCTTTTTAAACTTGTTATGCTCGAACACATGCTGAATAAATTCATGGGCTGATTGGAAGCTATTCTCCTTCTCTTCTTCGTCATTTGCGTCTGAGACGTATACTTCACACTGTTCATTAAAGACAAGCCCAGCAAGCACATCAGCGCTCAACTTCCGCATGTTCAGCGTCATATAATCACGTTTTTTCAAATAGCCATGCGAATTGATGTACTCAATCTGGGGGTATTCGCCCTCATACTGGCGTAAATTACGTTCAATTCGTGCTAACTCTTCTGGTTCGATATTTATTTTAGGATGGTCGTTAATAGATTTTAGTGTTTGTCCTGACAAAGCGTAACCTCCTTTCTTAAACCAAGATTTCACGCGGTCGATGATATTCACACGTTCACCTCCTACACTTTCAATTTGAAATCACGGGCATTTGACAAGCATAGATATATAAATTGGTCACAAGTATGGTCATTTTCTTCAATGACTCGTGGATTGTCTGAATCAATCGTTTGCTCGTCCCAACTAAACTTTTTGTGCTCCTCGATGAAAATATCATTACTATCTGCATTCGGCATGTTGATTGGATATGGATTCTTTAAATAATAAAAACGACCTTGCGCTAACAGGTCGGTAGGGTAATCAATCATATCCACTTTCTTTTTCTTGCTAACAGGATTCAAATGCTGTCCATAATCTTTATAGTATTGATTCCTAAGCGCTGCCTCCGCACTATCAATTGTACGATTCATAATCCTAGCACCTTGCCAGTAGCTTTGTTGAGACGTCTTAGTGATAAATGTATGCAAGTCCTTTGAAAGCTCACTAGGCGCTTTCTTATTCGCCTTTCCAGCTGGACTGTAATAATACGTGTTCAACAAGATGACTTTTCTTTTTGCAGTTAAGCCGTAACAGCCTGCCGTTGTTGCTGATTGAGAGTGTCCGCCGTCGATTGAGTAGTAGAGTGCAATAATCCTATCGTCGCTCGGTAATTCGTCTAATGGTTTGAATAGATTCATATTATAAACATTTGTTCCAAGTCCTACAGGCTCTCCAAGATATAAATAACGATAATAATCATAATCATTTCTTTTGACTCGTTCGATATCTTGTAGCATTTGTTCAGTTACGAAACCTAGTTCATCATTCAAATAACTAGAATCATGTACTAGATAGTTATCTTCACCTATCAAACTGTCTGACCATTCATTTATCCAATGGTAAGGGTTTCTTGGCGGGTTATACGACCAAAATATACAAACAAAGTCAGCTAGAGGATGTTTCTGTCGCATAAAAGTAACATTCGTCTGGTCAAAGTCCTCTTGACTTTCGAATTCGGCAGCTTCTTCGTACCAAACCGCTATAATATTGCCAATGTCGTTAGATTTTAGCTTTTGAAAATCATCCTGTCCATAAAAATAGAATGTGGATCCGGTGCCTTTATGCATAATCTTAAATGGGGCAACCGTCATATTAAATTGATCTAACAAGCCAAACTTTTCAAGTGCCCACTGAATCTTTAAGAAAACAGAATCCCTTAGCGTATTGGCCACTTTTCGAATAACAACAACATTCGCCTTTTCTCCTCGCCTCAAGTACCACAACATCATGAACACAAGCTTTAAAGCTATCACGGATGATTTAAACGAGTTACGACCGCCCCTTAGAATGTTGTATGGCTTCTTTGTTGTCCACACTTCTCTAAAATGCGGATTGACTTCTTCTTGAACGTTGACAGTGACCTGTTTACTCATCCGCCTCACTCCACTCGTCTACAATGGTGATAGTTGGTGGCGCTTCGGATGTGTTCTCTTTATTGATTTTCTCTATTTCGGCATTGTTTTTATCAATGCTTGTCTGCATGTATTGGAGCTTTAGCTTTCTTTCATCGTCATCGTGGGCCATTTCGTTAAATTGTTTTATTAGGTTTCTAAGTTCGCTCATCGCTCTAGATTGAGCAGTTAAAAAACTCGCCTGTTTATCCCAAGCAAATTGCACTTCATATTCTTTTTCCGTTGCAAAATCAGTCTCTTTATCTTTCTTTAGAAACTGTGTGAAGTCGTGCTTATCTTCAACAAACATGATTTCTTGCGATCGAATAATGGCAGCGTACTGTATCGTGATCTGATCCCATATCAAATCAGCCGGGCTAACCTCACCCAAACTACCCATAATTTCTAATGTTTCTTCGGGTATGAATTTAGAAAAGAATCCATGTTTTTTACTGTTTTGATTACGTTTAGGGGCGCCTGTAGACTTTCCTCCGTGCATTCGACAACGACCGTTTTCCATCGCGCCATTTTTACAGGGTTTGCCCGATCTAGTCTTAGCTCCACATCTCTTTTTTGCATGGGGTTGTTTCGTCATCTACATCGTCACCGCCTCCTAATAGGTATTTTTGGCAAAAGAAAAAGCACCGCGTTGGGTGCCTTCCCTTGAGATAGTTAATATAACTACTGTTCATTATTTGATCTGCTATTCGGCATACCAATAGAGTGCAAATCTTTTGCATATCTCCTAGCATTTTGATAGTAGTTTTCTACTATCTTTTGTTCTTCCTCTGTCTTCCCTTTCAATGCTTCGTCTCTTAACAGTTCAATATACTCATTTAATTCATGTGATGATTTTTTAAACCATTCCTTTAATTCTTCTTCAGTGAATGTATGAACTTCCATGTAGTTAGCCTCCTTTTATCCCCTTTCAATATCTTCATTCGACAAAAAGAGATGTTACCCTGCAACTATTTCCCTTTATGCTGTTGTATGTATTCTTCAATAAACTCATATACCCTCAACATACATTCAGTAACTTCCTTTTCCGTCATGTTGTGCCAATCAGCTACAACTTTCACTGCTTTTTCGTTGTGTTTTTGGTAAATTTCAGCTGTAATCATGTCTTTATAAATTTCTTTCTCAAGAGAAGGTAGCGTTTCGACAGCTTGCCTTTCTAGGAATTCGCCTTCAGCGTCAATAATACTCATGCAATCCCTCCTGTCAGAATATTTGACAAAAGAGTCTAAAGTCCTGCTAATTAAGTAAATAAACAGGAAAATACTACCTATTTGTTGAATAGTTTCATAAGAAGGAGGTGCAAATTGTATGAATATGATCCCAGTATCAAGCTCAAACCTTCGAGCTGTTGGATACGATTCACAATCAGCTACTTTGCGAATTAGCTTCCATAGTGGCACATATGATTACTTTGGGGTTCCTGAAAGTGTGTATCGTGGCTTAATGTCCGCTGGATCTAAAGGGAGCTATCATCATCAACATATTAAAAACTCCTTTAGATACCAGCGAATTGGTTAATCTTGATTTATAACGATTATAGCTGGACCTTCAATGTTTTTTGAAGTCGTTCCAGTTGTAATCGTTACTTTTTCATGTGGTTCTACTTCTATGTGACTAATCCCTTCCCTCTGAAGCAATTCAGATGTAATTTCTTTAGTGGATTGGTCTTTCATAATGGAGCACCTCCAGTTATTTATTATGCCTATATGATTCATATCTTTATACCAAAAAAAGACCCGAAAGAGTCATTCTGATTGATATTCTGTTTTATACCGGGGGTCAACATCCGCCCCGCGCCTACCTCACATTTTAACCGCATTGCTTTTCTTTTGTCATCTTCTGGGAAAACTGTGCAAAGTGTGCAATCTTGTACACGATTTCTTCTTTTATGTTGTAAATATGTCTACGAGACAGCCCCATATGCTTGCTAATTGCGATCATGCTCATTCCGTCCAGCATGCATTCTAAGACAGCTTTCTCTCGTTCGTTTTCAATGACAGATATTCGCTCTTGTATAAAAGTCACTTTATTTTCTAAATTTAATATCCATCTTTGGCTTTTATCTCGTCTT